CCAAAATGAATATTAACTATTTAGAGGAAACAAAGGAAAATGCAACAAAAGGGTTTTCCGCGCTTGCTGAAAAGGCAGTGAGTGCGTTGATTTGTGTGGATTTGTGGATGTGTATGTTGATTACACGATTTGTTGTCGGATTGGAGAGTCAAAGCGATAAGGATTATGCACGTAGCAAATACACAACTCGTGTGCAAAATAGTAAAAATGCAAGTGTGAGGAAACATAATTCTTTGTATGTACCAAAAATTAAAAACAATAAAAAGAAGGAGAACGTTAGAAATTATGGAAAAATTCTTGAATCACAAGCTAAATTTACTATTTTTGGTCATGATTTTGCTACGGGAAATTTGATATTAGATTATATTGAAACGACTTCCACAAATGATTATGTACATGCTTGTATAGATTATTTTAAGTCATTTAAGTCTAGTATTAATATTCCGTATGTCTCAAGAGAAGAATTTGATGTAGTATGGAGAAAATTTCTCGATTGTTTTTCAGAAATTACTATTTTCCAGACTATTAGCAAAGATTTTATGATTATAATACAGTGTGATATTGCTAAAACTTTATTTTCATTAGTATCCATGATTGTCACTTTAGGTTGGATGCCCAAAGTTGATTATAAATTTCATGGAGTAACTTTATTTGAAAGCGAAGCGATTAAGCAAAAAGTTACTGTAACTATGATCTATGAGACATTGTGTAAATTGATCAAGCTTATTAAGGAAGCATGTTTTAAATTTCCAGAACATGGTATTAGAGCTTTTTATCTTGATGAACATAAATTAAAGTATGAAATAGAAGTTGCCAACTTAAGAGCACAAAAAGTGCTTATTGATGTTGGAAGAGAAACAACTATGGATGCTTTAGAATTTGATCGTCGAGTGGAAGAAATAATCCAGGAAACTTTGAAACAAATGGCTGTTGCACAAGGATATGAGAAAACCATACTCAATAATATTCTCAAAGAATTCAAAGGAATTCAAGCCAGTAGAATTTTGGCTAAAAGAGATTATATTAGAGAGAAACCATATGGAATTCTTATGTTTGGAGGATCTGCTGTTGGAAAGTCGGCTATGTCCAATTCATTAATCAGATATGTTTTAGAAGTTAATGGAATGGACAGTTCTCCAAGAAGTATTATTGTTTTGAATGAATTTGATAAATTTCAATCAGAGTATCGCACATATCACAGTGGCGTTATTTTTGATGATTTATGCAATGGAAGTCCTGATAAAAATGATGGAAATCCATTAATGAAAGTTATTCAATATATTAATAATGCTCCACAAGCAGCCTTGAATCCTAATGTAGAAATGAAGGGTAATGTTATGATTGAACCTAGAGTAGTTCTGGCAACTACAAATGTTAAAAATTTGAATGCTAGA